CTAGCTTAGGAGTTGAAAATACAGGTGCATTAGGATTAGCAGGAGCAATATTTGGTGGTATGGGAGGTGCCCATTTGGGTGGAATGATGTTTGCGTCTTTACCTAGAGCAGTTATAAGTGGATTAGGTATAGCTGCAACTACAATGGTTGCTAAGGGTGCATATTCCATGTTAGAATCAGGCTTTAGAAAAGAAAAGATGCGTCATAGCAGAGGACTTAACTTTGCTTCAGATACATCGCAATTTATGACACAGCAAGCAGTAACTATGAGACAAAGAGCAATGCAAGCAATGCATAAATCTCACCTAAATGCTAGATCTGCTTTTGGTCAAGAAGCAACAATAACACACATGAATAGAGATATGTTTAGTCATTATAAGAGATAAAAATGCATCCTAAATTAGAAAAACTAGTTAATGAACATTTATATTCAGTAAATGAATATGGAATTCAACATCAAGTTCCAAATGCTAAAACTCCTGAAGAGTTAATTGAATATTTTTCAAAAGAACACAATATAAAAACTGATGTACATAGAACTTGTATAAACTGTCAGATAAGACAAATATACAAATACGGCAAGAATGAAATTAAATGCAATTTCATTCCTAGAAAACTTCCTGATGGAGCAGCTTCTAAGATAAAAGAAATTTCTGAATCTACAGGAATACCTGAATCTCAAGCTACTAAAATTTTAAAAGCTTCAATTGATCCTGTTGCTTGGACTGAACTAATGTTTGGTTTTTCTGATGGAGATGAAAAGTGGTTTTTACGCAGCTACCAAAAAGAACAATTAAGATGTTCTAGTAAAAGAATCACTGTCAGAGAAGGACGTCGTTCAGGTAAGTCTTTTGCTATGGCTTTAAAACTTATTTACTACGCATTTAATATGAAGCTAGATAGAGGTAGGGATGCAAATGGAAATATAGTATACATGGGTCCATCTATAATGATTGTTACTCCTTATCAAGCACAACTAACTAACATCTTTGAGGAAATGGAAAAGCTTTTAAAAAGAAATATAGAGCTTAGAAGCGAAATACTTTCTGGTACAGGTGATTCTTTATATGTAAAAACTCCAACATTCAAGATGGAGTTCAAAAATGGTTGTGCAATACAAGGGTTTGTTTCTGGTATTGGGTTAAGGACTGATGGTTCTGGTGGTGGTACAATGCGTGGTTTTTCTGCAGATGTAGTTTATCTAGACGAAATGGACATGATTCCAGAAGAGATTTTAGACAAAGTAATCAACCCTATTCTTGCTACTACACCTAATACATCTTTAATTGCTACTTCTACACCAATTGGAAAGAAAGGAAAGTTCCACGAATGGTGTTTAAATAGAAATGACTTTAAAGAAGACTTTTTACCTAGTTCAGTTATTCCTCACTGGGAAGCTATAAAAGAAGAGATTCTGAGAGATGCAACAGAAGAATCTTTTATGGCAGAATATATGGCTGTATTTATAGATAGTGAACAAGGTGTATTTAAACGTGATTGGGTTAATAACGCACGTTTAGATTATACTTATAAAGACGTACACGAAGGCAAGTATGGAAGAAAATTAGGCTTAAAAAGCACTACAGATAAGATTGTCGCTATTGGAATAGATTGGAACAAAAATGCAGGAACTGAGTTTTACGTAGTAGGTTACTTTCCTCAAGATAAAGTTTGGATTGGACTTGATGCTGTAAATGTAGGTGCATCTGAATTTTCTGCAAAACGATGGATAAAAGAATTAATAGATCTCAACTATACATGGAAACCAGATTATATTTATGCTGACGAAGGGTATGGGCATACTGTAATTGAAGATATAAAATATGAGTCTTATTTGTTAAGAGGCAAGCAAAACAAAACAGACAGAGAAGAAGCGACTGCTAAGATAGCAGACATTTTAGTAAGCTTTAACTTTTCTTCTAATGTAAAACTTAAAGATCCAGTTACTAATAAAGATATTAAAAAGACTGGTAAGCATTTTCTTGTTGAAAATGCAATCCGCATACTTCAAGAAGGGCTGTTTAAGTTTCCAGTAGATGATACAAGATTAAAAGATCAGTTCTTTAATTACATAATTAAAAAACGCCAATCAGATAATCATAAACCTATATATGGTAAAATGAATGAACAGGTGGGTGACCATAGGCTTGATGCATTTATGTTAGCTTTAGGTGGATTGGTTTTAGAAGAATCTGTTTATTCTGGTAAACAGATGATGCCTTCTGTACCTACATTCCATAAAACAAAAATGATTCAACCTTACAAAAGTCCTCAAGATGAAGCAGATGAGTTGTTTGACGACATGCAATCAAAAGGTTATCCAGGTGCATTAAATGTTTTAAAAATAATGCGTGGTGGAGGATCTGAAGAAGAAGATCGACATATTAAAAATAAATACAGTAGAAAAAATATCAATACTAATAGTAATAATATATCTATACTTGAAGGTATAAAAAGATATGGAAACACTTCACAAGGAATGCAACCTATTAGTGAATTGCAACATGCTCAACGTAGAGGTAGATTTGGCTCTAAGAAAAGAGGATGGAGATAATGTTAAATAAGCTTATATCTGGCGGAAAAAGTCTTCTTGAAAAAACTATTGGTGTAGATATGGGACTTGTATCTAGAGAAGCTTTAGATGCCTCTAGCTACTATACTAAAAGTGCTAAAACACTAGGAGATGTTTCTGGAGTAAGTGAAAGTAATATACTTTCTGTTTTTAAAGGTGAAAAGACCTTAGCTGATGTAGGGTTAGCAGATTCTTCTGCAGGCAAAGTGATGAATAAGCTTCAAAAAAACTTTAGGGAAGGTAGCATGAGCACTCAACCAGCAATACAAGCGATGTATCGAAATGTAGAAGATACAGGTGAGCTTTATGCTGGTATAAGTAGAGCACAAGAAACCCAAGGAAGAGCGTTAGGATTTAACGCTCTAGGTAATCCAGAAAATATTATTGGTTCAGCATTAGTTGGTGCAGCATTAGGAGGAGGTGCTAGTTCAATAACTGGTGGAGATGTAACCACTGGAGCAATGATTGGTGGTGCAGTTGGTGGTGCTGGTGCAGTTGGTGCAAAAATATTTAGAGCTGGTATGCAGGATTTAGAAGAAAGCGTAATGAAAAAAGCTTTAGGTAATGAATTTAAAACCAAGGATATGATTTTACAAGAGGGGGTGTATGGAAGCACCCATATGCCTTTTACTCGAATAAATGACGAGATAAGTCTTGGTAGAAAAGGAAAAATAATTGATACACAAAGTACAATGGGTCAAAAAGTTTTAAATGATGCGACTTTTACAAAAAACCAAACTTCATCAGCACGCTCTCAAAACCTAGAAGCAATTTCAGCACAAGACTTTAAACCTGCAGCAGAACTAAACATGGCAGAAAGCTTTGCTTTAAATAGAATGAAAGATACAGAAAAAGCTTCTATGGGTGTTCAATCTAGGTTTGCTACAATGGGTGGAGCAATGCTAGCTGGTGTTGCTTTCTCTGGCAAAGCTGGCGGAGATAAAAGAAGTGGCTTTAATAAAAATAGAGGAAATAGATTCTAATGTTACAAACACTTAATAAAGATCAACAGATAACAACTGACCCTATTCAAAGTTTTCATAATGGATTTACTGGTGGATCTGATGAAGTTTTGTTCTTCATCAGAAACAATATGGTAGAGTATTATTACGAAGACATTTCTTTAAAAGTAGAAATGCCCGACTTGTTAGAAAACGAAATATTTTCTACTTCTGGGTGGTCTGTAAAAATTGCTCAACAATCAGAACAACCTACAGAAAAAGAATGGGGTGAAATTTTTGTTAACAATGAAATCAATATCCCAAATATAGGATCTAGCGATGCACCTGATACTGAAACTATTTATCCAATATGGGTAAGAGTATTCTGTCCAGGGCATACATTATCTGATATAAAGAATGATATTTCTTTAAAACTAAAATATTCTAAGAAAATGGTTGGAGATAATGGCTAAAGATTTTTTTGATGATGTTTTTGACAACAAGTTACTCTTTGATAAGAAAGCTTTATACAAAAACAAAGATGTAAAAGTACAAAACATAATCAGAGAAGAAGCTAAAAAACAAATGGTAGCTTCTGACGAAGACCTTGAACGCTTATTAGCAAATGTAAGAAATAATCCTGAAAGATTATTTACTCAAGACGAAGCTAATATGATTTCTGCTAAGTTAGAAGATAATAAAAAAGAAGCTAAAAAACTTTTAAAAAGAATAAAAAATATTAAAGATTTTCATTATGAAAAAGCTTCAAAAGCAGAAGATAAATTTGAATTAGATATTTCCAAAAATAGCCAACTCAAAAGATCTGCTAATAGAGTTTTTGGTGGCAATAAAAAGAAAATAACTTATGAAGATTACGCAACTCTACTAGAGATGAAAAAAGAGCTTCAAATGAATGAAAGTTTGGAACTTCTTGCAGGAGAAGAAACAAATGGGAATGTTTAAAAAGTTACATGAAAGAGAAGATGTTCCTGGTGGAACCAATCAAGATGCTCTTGAAGAACAATATCAACAGCTATTTAAAAAAATAGCCAGAGATTTTGTGTACAAAGAAGACTTGAAGTCTATCATGTCATTTTTGTACGAAGATCTTTTTGCAGATGATGACGAAGAAAATGAAAGTTTCTTTAACGAAAGATTTAATGCTGCTGTTTTAAGGGCTATAGAATATAGAAATAATTTAAGCAAGCCCTTAAAAGATAGAAAAAAATACAAGGACGTAATAGACGATGAGTGAAGACGTATTAATTGTTGATATAGATGCATTAATCAACGCTTACAATGAAGGTCTAACTAGAAATATATCTGCATCTATTACAGACACAAATGTTGATATTGGGTTACATCAACCTTTAGTCAGCATGGAAATGATGCTTGAAAGCAATTTGTTTGCAGCAGATTTATCTTTTGCAAGATACGCAATGGATCTTGCAACTGAATCAAGTGCAGTTATTGAAGAAGTAGCTTCTACTGAAGAAGAAGCAGTTAAAATAAAAGATTATTTATACCGAGAGTGTTACACTACAGATATAGAGGGCAATAGAACAGAAGAGCTAGATTTTTTTACTAATGATAGCTTAACAGAATATTCTTGGAAAGATGGTGTTGCATTAAAGAAAAAAAGATACACAAATGATTTTAATGCAAGGCTTGGGTTTAATTTAACAAGATATTACGACGATAAAATAGTAGGAAAAGACGGTACTATTAAGTGGGGTAAATACGATTTAAACTTTGGTATTGAAAAATGTTTTGATTGTGTAATTGATATAAATCTAGAGCAAATAATTCCTGCTTTAGAGTTTACTTTTGATTTTTCAAAACAATTACAAAAAATAAAGGACCTGTTAAATCAGCTAGAGCAGGATCTTAATCCTACTGCTATATTTAAAATGTTATGTGAAATAGCATTAAATTTTGGAGGAAATTTAATTTGTCCTTCAAATTTAGCAGCAATAGAACTGTTGTTGCCTGTACTTTTTACTAAGTACAGCGTTGACTTATTGAAATTAAGATTAGACTGGACTGTTATTTTAGGGCCAATCATTAAGACAGCTATATCTGCTTTAATTTCTTATGTAGAAAACATTCCTAAACTAATTGTACCGTTCTTAGATTGTGTAATGAACGCTTTGAGAGCAACTGTAAGATACATCAGCAACATCTTGAAGAGTGCAGAGAATGTGTACAATACGTTGGGAGGTTCAATAGACAAAGCAGTAAGTGCTATCCATTCTGCAATTATAAGTACTAAAGAAGGGTTACAATCAATAGGTATTTTGGATACTGATTTAGAAGATATAGAAGAGGATCTAGAAGATTTAGATAAAGACTTAAAAGATAGCTTTAGTAAAAACTTGCAGCTTGCACTGAAAAAGCAAGCAATAGATACTCAAGAAAAAGAGCTTTTAGATGCAGTAAATAAGTTTGTTTATTATTTGAATGTAAAATATACTACTTTAAATGTAAATTTACTAACTTTAAGCTTAGAAGAAATTAAAGTAGATTTGATTGACTTTTTGGTCGACTTCCCAAAGTACATAGATATAATTTTAGGCTCTTATAGTGAAGAAGATCTTAATACTTTTAAAGAAATTCAAAAAGAAAAAGCCAGATTAGATCGCCTCTCAAAAGAAAGAGCTTCCCTTGAAGAAGCTTATGATAAAGAGTTAACTGCAAGCAAAAATAGAAAAAAGTATTTCAGGCTAGATTTTGTAGCAGACAACAGGGAGCTAGGTTACTTTACAGCTAAAGGTTACAACGAAACTTACAATAAGGTTCTTAAAGAAAAAATAGATGAGTTTAAGAAAACCAATCCAAACGC